GCGGCATTCGCAACCACAACCCCGGCAACATCGACCGCCATCCCGGCGTGCATTGGCAGGGCCAGGCGGCCGACCAGTCCAAGGACCCCCGTTTTGTCGTATTCCTCGCGCCCGAGTGGGGTATCCGCGCCATCGCTCGCATCCTGCTGACCTACCAGACCGCGCGCAAAGCGCGTGACGGGTCCCGGATCGATACCATCCGCGAAATCATCGACCGCTGGGCGCCGCCGAACGAAAACCACACCGGCGCCTACATCCGCCATGTCGCGGAACTCACGGGCATCGATCCCGACCAGGTCATCACCGTCCAGGATTACGACACGATGCGCGCCCTGGTCGTCGCCATCATCACCCACGAAAACGGGAACCAGCCCTACAGCGACGAGCAGATCAACGCCGGGCTGGAGCAGGCCGGCATCCATCCCAACAGCCCCGAGGTGCACCTATGAGCCTCGGCTACGATCAATGGCCTGTCTGGAGGCTTCGCCTGGCCTTCTGGGCCAGCGTTGTCTGGCCGTGGAGCACGGCATGGCGAGACATCGGCCCCGTCTATGAACGCAAAAGCGCCGAACGACGGCGGAAGAAATCCTGATGAACCCTGTCGCTGCCATCAGCAACGCCGTGGCCGCCGTCCGCGCCGGTCGCGAATTGACGAACGCCGCCGCGTGGAAACAGGTGCAGAACGTCGTCAACCTGATCACCGCCCTGGTGGCGCTCGCCGCCGCGCTGGGTTACCCGTTGCCGGTGACCGCCGATGGCATCTTCGCCCTTCCCGGCGGGGTGGTCGCGGTCGCCAATGTCTACCTCACCGTCGCCACCAGCGCCAAGGTTGGCATGTTGCCCGCCAAGCCGGTTCCCATCGATGAGCCGCCGCCGATTACTCAAGTGTCTCGCGCTGATCCTGCTGGCTGGATGCGCCAATCCGCCGTGCCGCCCGACCGCGAACATCAACCCGAGCCCGCCGACCATGGCCATAACAGTTGACGCGGTGGGGATAGCCTGCATGTGGAGATGGCGATGAGCGAAGTTTTGATGATCATGCTGCTGGCGATTGCGGTCCTTGTCATGACGATTGCGGCCGCCCTGGCGGAATCGGCCATCCGCCGAGCCCGAATTGCGGAACGGCGTGCTGCCACGGCCGAGGCGAACGCCGTTGAATGGATGCGGATCGTTGAAGCCCAGAACGCGGCGCGTCGGACCGGTCGGTCGGAACTGGTGAAAATCCATTCCCTTTTGAAGCGACCAGCATGAGCGATGATGCGGATTATCTCCGTCATCAGATGGACCAGACGCTGATCGATACCCAGCAACAGCACTGGCTCAAACTGACCGACATCGCGGAACGGCAGGTGGACGTACAGGCTCAACTGACGACGCTCTCGCGCCGGTTCGTCGATCACATCGAAGAAGAATCGGGCGAGCGAAAATTGCTTCAGACCGTCGCCGCGCAACTGGAAATCCATACCATTCAGCTTTCGTGGATTGAGCGTATGCAGTACGCCCTATGGGGCGCGGTCGGGATGTTGGCGGCTGGCGGCGCGGGCTGGATCATCACGTTTCTCGGCCAGCGAGCGAGTGTTCCGTGAAGCAACCCCCTCTTCGTCTCGCTGAAAGCCCCACCGGCGCGCGGCGCTCGCTGGCCTCGCGTTTGAGCGCGTTTGATTTGACGGTCGTGGGCCGGCGCACGGTGACCGTGACCCGAACGGGTAAATTCCACGATCCGCGCTACGGCGATTTCGAAATCACCCCGGCGTTGTTGGCCGAGATGGTTCGCAACTTCGACGACAGGGCCTACGGCCAGGAAATTTTTATTGATGTCGCTCATCGGCCCGAAGACGGCGCGGCGGGCCGCATCACTCGGCTCTGGGTCGATGACGGCAAACTGCTCGCCGAGGTCGAATGGACCCCCTACGGCCGCGACGCCATCGCGGTTCGCGGTTATCAGTATCTATCCGCCGAGTTCACCGAGATCTTGGTGGAGAACGAGACGCGCCAGCCGCGTGGCGCGGTCCTGCTCGGCGCCGGACTGACTATTCGCCCGGTCATCAAACGGCTCGACCCGGTTCAGCTTTCCGAACCCACCCATCACGCCCTCGCGGCGCAACTCCTCGATGAGGCTCGAAACACCGTGAACAAACATCTGCAAGCCCTACTCAAGCGTCTGGCCGAACTCAATCTGGCACAGACCGTCATCGACCAGCTCGGCAAGACCTTCTCCGAAACCGCCAAGTCTCTGGGCGAGGATGACAAGGCCCTGGCCGAATTGGTGGAGCGGCTGGCGATGGCCGGCAAGGCCCTGGCCGAACAGATCGGCGAGAAACCCGCCACGATCCAGTTGACCGTGCAGGCCCCGGCCGCCCCGCCGACGGCTGACGCGCCCAAGACGTTGACCGAGGACGACGTGCGCAAGCTGCTGGCCGCCGAGCGTCAGCGCGAAGCCGACGCCGTCGCCGCTACCGCGAAAACCCTGAGCGAGCGCAAGGCGCAATTCGTGGCGCTGACCGAAAAAGCGGAAAGCCTCAAGGGCCTGCCGGAAACGACGCGCGCCAAGCTGCTGGCCGTGGATGAGCTGATTACCGCCAACACCACGCCGGCGCAGGTGGAAGCCGTCGCCGGCCATGTCATCGCCCTGGCCGATGAGATGGCGGTGCGCGCCAAGCTGGCCAGCCTGGGCTATCCGATCCAGGGTTCCGCCCGCGTCACCGTCGGCGAGGATCAATCGCCGCTGAAACTGCAAGAGGCCATCAACGTCAATCTGGCGCTGGCCGGGCGCGGCCTGCGCCTGAAGGCCGAGAAGGACCTCAAGGCTCCGGTTCGCAAGATTCTGGCCGAATTTGACCGCCTGCACGGCGCGGCGCTGGCCGACGAAGCCAAGCGGCTGGCCGACGGCGGCGCGACCACCGTCAGCAATCTCAATGTGCCGGTCGGATTCCAGCGCACCGTGATCCGCGAAGCCCTGTCCGATCTGGCGATTCTGGACCTGGTGCAGGTGCTGACCGATCCAGCCGCGCAAGCGACCACGCAGATTCCCTACGAGCTGCGCAAGGCCGGCACCGTCGTCAACGATGGCATCGTCTACGAGGGGCGCGGCATTCCCCGCGCGTCCATCGAACAGAAGATGGATACGGCCTACGTCAACAAGATGGCGCTGTCGCTGCTCATCAGCAACGAAGTCGCCCATTTCAGCCGTGCCAGTCTGATCGACTGGGACGCCTACGCCCGCAACGTCGAGAGCAACGCCCGGCTGATGCGCGAACTCGTCGCGCGCCGCGTGGCGAACGAGCTGCAACGCGCCGCCGATGCCTACAGCCCGACCACCCGCACCGCCGAAAACATCGCCAGCCAACTGGCCGGGACGGCGTCGCTGGTCAAGACCACCTACTGGCCCATCGTCCGGCCCAAGCAGGTGCGCGACCTGCAAGGCACCGCCGTGGGTAGCGCGGTCAACCCGATCACCGTGGTGCTCAACGGCGCGACGCTGTCCGAGTACGATGGCTCCGGCACGCAGACCGCCGGCCCCTACTGGAAGGTGGGGAGGTACAACCTGGGGTTGATTCGCCTGGTCGATCAGACTGGCGCGGCGGTCACGCCCACATCGACCACCACCACCACGATCACCTACGCCAGCGCGAACAACCTCAGCAAGTTCGACCTCAAGCTGCCATCCGGCGTGGATCTGGAAGACCATCTCAACGGCGCGCTGCGCGTCGTCGGCGCGCGCAAGGCGATCCTGAGCGCGGACCGCTACGTGATGCCGGACATGATGCTGATGAGTCCGGTCCTCAACGACACCCTAACCAATGCCCGCCAATTCGCCGCCGAGGCGATGCGCGCCGGCGCCAACCTCGGCGGGTCCGGCGACCTGGCGACGGTCAAGGGCATCCCGGCCTTCGGGACCAATGCGCCGGGCATCGACCTGGCCGACGACCGCATCCTGCTCGGTGCGCGAGGCGTGTTGAGCTACGTGGTGGTCAAGCCGTTCATGACCGGGATCCCCTTCGAGGCGGTGGACAGCAACGGCCTACCGACCGGCGAGCGCATCGCCTACGGCGAGGAGTACAACGCTTTGCACGTGCCGTCGCCGCTGCAAAACCGGCTGACCAGCATCATCGTCTACGACAGCGACGCCCGCACGGCGGCGGCGTAAGCCATGGCCAACTGGGACGATTTGCGCATCGCGCCGGGCGCGCGATCCACCGGAGCCAACGCGGCGGCGCTCGCCAACGTGAACAGCTCCGGTATCTACGCCTGGCGGTTCACCAACAACAAGGAACTGTTTTTCGATGCGCAGTTGCCCCATGCCTACCAGATCGGCGGGCCCCCAAAGCCCCACGTCCATTGGATGCCAGACGCCAGCGAGACGTACACCGGCACGTGGACCTTGGAATACCTCTGGTGCAATCCGGTACAAGTCGCGCCGATCAGCAACAAGATCACGCTGACCGGCGCGATTAGCGGCGGCAAGACCGCCTGGGTTCCCCAGATCACCGCGATTGAAAGCGCCGCCATGAATCAGGCATTTGGTCTGAGCGCCCTGTTTCTGTGCCGTCTGGCGCTCACGTTGTCGGCGGGTTCCGGCATCTTTCTGCTGGGTTTCGATTTTCACTATGAA